AGAACCCGTCGAAACACTGGGGCGTGTCCCCGGTAGGCTTCGCGGGAGGGACAGAGGGGAAGCGGTCCCGAGACGGATCGGAACTCATGGCAGAGTTTGGCACGGCGGTATCGGCTGGGTCAAGGGCAACGAAGCTGCCGACGTGGTGGCCTGTGCGGACTCTCACGCTGCCCCCTTCCCGCTGAGCCGCTCCAGATACAGGATCGTCAACGCCAAGTCCATCTTGCTCCGGGCCTGTGACCGCACCCGCAGTTCCTCGTACCGCTCCGCCCCGAGATACCTGATAGCCCAGTCGCGCTTGGCCTCGTGGTCTGAATCAATGCGGCGATGGCAAGGAACGCAGCCGGGAGCGCCATTGTCCAACTCGAAGCGCAGCGCCGGATACGGTCCCTTCGCGAAAATGTGCATGGCCTGGCAGGCCTTCCGAATTCCACAAACCGCGCAATGATCCTGCTTCCGATAGATCAACTGCCGCCAGAGCTCGTTCGCGTACTTCGCCCGCTCCCGATACGTCCCCAGCGCCTTGGGCATGCGACTGCGCGGGCGCTTCCCTCGCTTCAGAGGTTTCCTGCGGGGGATGCGGGAGGTGCGGCGAATCACTTGCGGGCTCGGATGGCGGCTTGACCGCCGGTCTTTCCGAGCACAGAATGTTGGTGGACGTTGGGCCCTTTGATTGGGGGGGGCGCCGTGGCTAACGCGATCGACGACCTGTTGCGCCCGCTAGCAGAGCGACTTGACTCCCTTCCACCTGAGGAGCGGGACCGCATCCTCAGCCGTTTGGACGCTGTTTACGAAGCTCGGCGCGGTAGGGAGATAGGCGTGGTGTGTCTGGAGGGAGGGGAACGATGAGGGTTTTCAGGGTGTCACATCCCAACATGGGTAAGGCGTGGTGTGCGTTCCGAACCCCTGACGAGGTAGCTGACGGAGAGTTGAACGACGCGGAGCCCGGGGACAAGATCCACATTGAGGTCGTGGAGATGAGCCGGGAGGAACTAGAGGCTCTGCCGGAGTTCGAGGGATGGTGAAGTTGGTGGAGGGAGGGGAACGTGGCTGATGATCTAGGAGTTGGAGGGGAGATGAGTGGACAAGACCTGCTGTACAGGGAAGCTATCATCCGACTCGCCGACGGGAACATGGGGGCGCTGTCAGTGCTGAAGATGCTGGTTGAGGCCTATCGTGGGGATGCGATTGTTGCTCTCGAAATAGCGGGAGTGAAGGGGCCGGGGATCTGGGCTCTCTATAAGAACAAGTTCGATCGTGATCTTGAGAAGCTGGTCGAGTTCCTCGTCTGGACTCCCAACCAGAACACGGTCTACGCAGCGGCGAAGGAAGCTCTGGAGGGAGGGGAACGTGGGTGACCCCAAGAAGATAACGCCGCACGAAACAGACTTCTACACGCAATACTTTGCGATCGAGGCTACGGGGCATCGGATCGGCTTGATGATCTGCAAGCGCTGCGGTGCAGCTGTCTTGATCGGAGATGAGGAAGTAGATGGCCCGGCTCTTCACGATCGCTGGCATGAGAGGTTGAATCATGAGTTCTGGCCCTAAGACAATGACGTTGGAAGAGCGAGTCTTGCGGTGGCTTAAGGCTTATGAGTGTGACGAGGTGTCGTTGACCGCTCATGAGTTGTTGCCCATGGTCCGCGCCGCCGTAGAGCAGGAGCGGGAGGCAGCAGCGAGGATTGCCGATGAGCACGACCATTGCCGACTCCACGACAGCATGTGCGGTCCGGTCATTGCGCGAGAGATCCGAGCCCGCAAGTGAAGCCCTATGAGCCCATCGCCAACCCCCTGATAGGGGACAGAACCAAACGGGAGTGCGAGCTCCTGCGCCTGGTGCGAGAGATCGCCGACGACGAGGACGCTGACCCGGCCGAGGTCATTGCGCAGCTCTCCGAGCACAGGGGACATTCCCAGATGAACCCTGCCGCCATGTCCGACGACCGCCTCTTGCACACCCTCCGTGCCGCTCGCAAGCGAGCAGGGAACGGGGACTCGAGGCCGGTGCTGACACCGGAGCAGATCCGTGCTGTGGCTCTGGATCTGCGGCGCCGTGGTGGCGAGCTGGAGCGCCCCGTGGAGGACTTTCTAGAGCAGGCCGAGGCGATGCTGATGGAGCGGGTGAGATGAGCAGCTATGGGGCTTTTCTGGAGAGCAAGATCCCGACGATAGGCGACGACGGGCGGGAAGCGTCGGACGTATCCGAGGTGCTGTTCCCCTTCCAGCGAGATGTCGTGCGGAGGGCCTGCCGAAAGGGGCGCTTCGGGATCTTCGCCGACTGCGGGATGGGGAAGACGCTGATGCAGCTCGAATGGCTGCGGCACATGACCTCGAGGCGCTCCCTCATCGTGGCACCCCTTGCCGTGGCTGAGCAGACCATCGCCGAAGCTGGGATGCTCGAGATGGACGTGCGGCGCGTCTCCGATCCGACAGACGACACGTTCCAGGTCGTGAACTACCAGAAGCTACACCGCTTCATCGGTGCCGAGTACGACGCGATTGTGCTTGATGAGTCCTCGATCCTCAAGAGCCTCGACGGCAAGACGCGGGGAATGCTCCTGCGGGAGTTCGTGTCAATCCCGTATCGCCTGTGTTGCACGGCGACGCCAGCACCGAACGACGTATCGGAGCTCGCCAACCATGCGGAGTTCCTTGGGGCCATGCCGCGCGCGGAGATGTTGGCTTCATTCTTCGTTCACGACACAGGCGGGGCGGGCACGGTCGGGGGATGGAGGCTCAAGAAGCACGCGCAGGATTCGTTCTGGGAATGGGTGGCTTCGTGGGCTGTGTACATTCGGAAGCCGTCGGACCTGGGCTATGACGATGGAGACTTCGTCCTTCCGGATCTCGAGATCAAGCAGGACGTGATCGATGTGGAGATCAAGGGAACCGGAAGGCTGTTCGGGGTGGATGCCGGCATTGCCGGAGCGCGAGCGGCCCGGAAGGGTTCCATCTCGCAACGAGTCGAGAGCCTGATGCGGTTGCTGTCTGAGCACGACGATCAAGCGATTGTCTGGTGTGGGCTGAACGATGAAGGACGACAGCTCGCGACGGCCCTCGGAGCCGAAGCTGTCTTGATCGAGGGGGCAACCCCCGACGACGACAAGGTGGCACGGGAGGGATTGTGGCGCGCGGGCCAGAAGCGAGTGCTCATCACGAAGCCGCAGATGTTCGGGTTCGGGCTGAACTGGCAGCATTGCCGGCGGGTGTACTTCCTGGGGATCGGGCACAGCTACGAGCAGTATTACCAGGCGATCCGTCGGTGCTGGCGTTTCGGACAGAAGCATCCCGTGGACGTGGTCATTGTCACGACCGAGGCGGAGTCTGATGTTGCTGCTACCGTCCGGCGCAAGGAACGGGACGCAGCACTGCTCGCGGAGGGGGTTGTGGAGAGAATGGGAGAGGTGATGCGGGAGACGAAGGCGCGGAAAGAATACACGACCGAAGAGGAGTTCGGCGAGGGCTGGGAGATGAAGCTCGGCGATTGCTGCGAGCGGATCTCTGAGGTGAAGGACGACAGTGTAGGACTCAGCGTATTCTCCCCACCCTTCGCGGCGCTCTACACTTACTCGGCCAGTGAGCGGGACCTGGGGAACGCGAAGGATTACGATCAGTTCTTCCAGCACTTCGGATACATGGCGCCGGAGTTGCTGCGGGTGACGATGCCCGGTCGCCGTGCCTGCGTCCACGTTCAGCAGGTGAGCACGACCAAAGCAACTCATGGCGTGATCGGGTGGCGGGACTTCCGGGCCGACGTGGTGAAGCTGTTCGTTTCGCTCGGATGGATCTACGACGGAGAAGTGGTGATTGATAAGGACCCACAGGCCCAGGCCATCAGGACGAAATCAAAAGCGTTGATGTTCGTCCAGAAAAACAAAGACTCCGCGTGGAGTCGGCCGGCGATGGCGGATTACATCCTTCTGTTCCGAAAGCCGGGCAGTCAGGCGGTTTCTTCCACCCCTGGAGCACCTCTCCGCTGATGCAGATCTCAGGTTCAAGGGTTTGTATCTCCCCAACCTGGAATTTTATTTCCGCATCATAGCGGGCATAGGGCGGCTGGAGGCCGAGACCGC